TAATACGTGCAAGCCATCTAGAAAGGCACGAAGTCAAGACCGAAGTCCCAACCCCCCGCGTCCGACCCTAGACTGGTCACCTTCTCTTTCCTTTGTACTTTAAACGCGCGAACAGCGTCCACCAGTTGCGACACTGGGGCGCCGTCGCCGACGATCATACCCGGCAGGGGACCGCCTAATTCCTCGTTTCTTAGCTTTTCATATACTTTTTCCTCCCATGCAAGTTTTTCAACGAGAAGGACTGTGTCCTCCTTGCATGGTGTTCTTTTCTTCAACACGTCACGCCATGACAGCGATCCGTGAAGTGCGACAGGACGCTTACGATCCCGCCGAGGCGGGACGTAACCGTGACTACGCAGCCTTATCACATGACTGTGAATAGATGCAACCGATTCCTCGCGAGAGAGATCGTACCAATCAGGCTTGGGCACTACGGGGAATGGATTGGGGTGTTCGGCTCCCTCGGAGGGGACAGATTCGAGCTCCGCACGGTACCTAGCCAACGTTCCGAAGAACGGAGGCGGAAGAGGCCCGTGGATTTTAGTGCTGTGCAGGGCAAGCAGTTTCCGGGCGCGGTCAACGAGGTAGATGAAACCTCGCACCGTCCTAGCAGAATCCGCTGCCATGCCTAGCACGTCACTCACTTCTCTGCCCATGAACAGGGCACCCAGATTTATTTTCTTGACCTTCTGACCGTCGTGGAACATCGTCGAGTTGATCTCGGCCACGCTACGGTCCATCATCGTTTTCTCTTCGTTGGTCACAAGTCCTATCTTCGTTCCGTGGGACAAGATTCCGTTGAAGATACCGCGAGAGCTATCAAACTCGCGGTAAAGAAGGTCATCGCCGTTGATCAAACAGCGATGCCCAGATGCTTTCGCAAACGGGACTTTACCCTCCGAGAGGAGATCGGCGAGGGACAGGTCAACGGTTGTCTTGTTGATCAAACAAAGCAATGGGAAGGAGAGAACACTTCCCATCGGCTGTCCTGTCGTTGCCATGACGCCATCAACCTGGAGCCGATTAAGTACACGCATGCACTTAATCTGCTCGGCGTCAAGCCCGATCCCCTTCTCGACCAGAACGTCGATAGCGGCCTCGATGTACTCCCTACGTATGTTGTCTGTTGCACTCTGGTAGTCAACACTTGCGTAGGGCCCATCTCCGCCAAGCGACGCGACCTCCTCATTGGTTGGGCTACCAACAAGAAGCCATCCCTTCCTCCGGAACGTCTCGTAGAGAGAATGATGCAAAGGAGTCAAAACCGACGTATTGTATTCAGAATACAGCGTCACGACCCTCGGCTTGCCCGAACTGTAAACCAGCTCGGTACGGCAAGATTCCGAAAAACCCTCCGCATTCCAATTCCCTCCCTTACGTCGACCGTAC